ATCACTGTATACGACCGCTACCAAAGGCCACATCTCGTCAATTTTTCACGTCCAACTGAGATAGATATTTATGTGAAGGTTGATGTGGTCCTTCTCGATACTGAAGAGCCATTACCATCTGCCGTTGTCGATGCAATCAAGCAAGGTGTAGTTGCTTATGGCGCAACATTAGGGCTTGGTGATGACGTGATCACTCAGCGCATTTACGGATATATCTATGCCAATACGACAGGCATTGGAAAGATGACTGTAACCGTAAGCTCTGACGGAACGACATTTGCAGAAACAAACATTTCTATTCCTGAAAATTCATTCGCATCATTCTCTACTGCAAATGTGGAGGTTACCGGTGTCTGATTGGCTTGATGTGGATTTCCTCTCCTTAATACGGGAAAGACCGACAAATTGGCTAAAGAAGGGAGAGCAGGTTCCTGCGTTATTTGCTGCCGTGGGGATACAGCATCCTGAGATTGAAGCTAGAGCTAAGTACATTTATTTGACGTATAGCATCTATAACGCGCATGGGATCGAGCTGGATAGGTTTGGTGAATACGTAGATGTTGGGCGCGATGGTCGGTCTGATGATGACTACAGACGCGCCATTATGCAGGCAAAGTTAGCCACTGCATTTAGCGGTACGCCAGATAACGTAATGGTCGTAACAGCGACAACCACTTCAAGTACGGATGTAGAGCTTGTCGAATTATCACCAGCGGCATTCAGTGTGCATGCAACAGGTCCATACGTACCAGAAAACATCAACGCTATCGTCGATCGCGCTTCCGTTGCTGGGGTGAGGGCTTACTCGACCCATGATTACGGTCTAAATGGATTTTCATTAGCTGGGATAGATATTTCCTCCGGACAGGCGCTTCAGGTTGGAACCAATACAGCAATGCAAGTTGGCGATGATACTGCGTTAGGCCTTAATCGCGGTTCGGTTTTTATTAGTGGCTCTTATCTTGACGCTGCTGGCTCGTTATCCGGTGTTCTTGAAGTCAACGGATCATATCTCGGCGTAGCCGACGACGACTACCTTCTTATTTTTTCCCGTGACTATGGTGTCACAGGGACAATGCTATGTGGCGCGATGCCTAAGTGAGTAATTAATGGCTATAACCTCTTTTGCTAACACCGATGTTACCTACCCTGACGGGCAATCCAATAAAGAGCCTATTCCAGATGAAATCCTTGATAAAGGTTTCGTTCCTCCGGTTCGCATGCCAGATGGTTCCATTTCAGCCGGCAGCAAGTTAGCCGCCAATCATTTGAATACCTTGCTTAATGACCTGTACGCGCAGATAGCAGATCTAAATGCTCGTATTGCAGCGCTCGAGGGGGCTTGATGGCCGATATTACACTTAAGTACCTAACAGACCTTTCATCGGCCTCTAACGCTGATGAAGGAGACTTGTTGCATATTAATCAGAGCGGGAATGATCGCTCTATCACTGTAGAAGCATTGCTAAACGCAATGTTCAACATGCGCTATCCAATCGGTAAGGTTGAATGGTTCGCTAATGATGTAAATCCAAACACAATTTGGACTGGCTCTACGTGGGCTAGATTACCCGGTAACGGGAGAACAATTCGCTTGGCAAATGCGACAGGCAGCGACGTTCTACAGACCGGTGGTAGCGACAATCTGACGCTTACTGAGGCTAACCTACCCCAACACTCTCACCAAATAGACCTGAAAACCAGCCAGTTTGATTATGGCTCAAAGCCTACACGTAACGCTGGTGCCCACGTTCATTCAATGCAAAACATTATGTTGCTTAACCCTAATAACCGAGCTGTATCAGGTGGCTCTACTGGTACTTGGGGCAGCCAGAATACTGCTTCGGCTGGCGATCATGCACATCAGGTAGACATTGGCGCTCATATCCATGATGTGAAAGGGAACACAGGAGCATCAGGTTCTGGAGCTCAAGCAAATATAACCAACTCATTTATTAAACTCGCTGGCTGGTATAGGACCGCATAATGGCAGAACAAAAAGTAAAACTAACCCAACTACCTGAAGCAACAGATACGACTGATACCGCAGTACTGCTAGTCAACCAGAACGAAACAGATCAGCGATTGCCGATTACCCACCTCTTGAGAGCGAAAAACAACCTATCCGAACTTGAGAATACCGCACAAGCCAGAGCTAATCTTGGAGTACCATCGGTTGAAGATGTCAACGACAAAATTGAATATCTAATTGATGGCAAGAGCACGTTCCTTAATGGCGCCACATTAGAGTCTGAAAGGGACTTCATCTGGGATGACAATAGTAAAAGCTGGTATTACTGGACTGGCACATTTTCTAAGGAAGTTCCGGCAGCATCAACACCAGAATCGACGGGAGGTATCGCAGTTGGGGCATGGGTTGGTGTAGGCGATGCAACACTAAGATACGCATTATGGGTAACGCCGGAGATGTTCTCAGGTGCTAATGATTCAGAGAAATTACAAGCAGCAGTTAACTACGCAGCAGCTAATAAATTAAAATTAGTCGCGAGTGGGACATATGACATAACAACGCCAATCACAGTGCCTGATGACTTGGTTATTGACGCAAGTAATGGTGAGTTTACCTTCAATGCTGTTGACTACATTTTCCATCCGTTGGGCGCTGATTCGTTTGAGCTACATGGTGGGAAATACAGTGCTAGCTCATATCATACAGATAGACCTCAGATTGTTTTTAACGACTACCCTGATGGGAGAGAAAACTTTCCATCACGAGTAGTCATTAAGGACACCCAAAGCTTTAACTGTGGGATAGCGTACCTACTTGTTAATTGCGAGAAAAACTCTAACTATTTAAATATCGATGGGAACTGGGTAGTTTCTGATGATCTTACTGATACCTATGTTTCTGGTATCGGAATCCCAGATAATAGAGCTAAAGCATATTTATCAATTATTGGAGAGTCATCTACATCAGTAAACATAGGAGTTAAGAGAGCTCCAATGTGGAACATAACCAATAACTCATTTGATGTATTCATGCAATCCGGATACAACATGGATATAGTCAAAATAGGAGGATCTACAATTGGTGGTTCATCCTGTGGAAACATGTTCAAAAATAGAAATACCGAGAGTTTCTCAGAAGTAGATACTTTCACTGGTGGTATGGAAGTTACCTTTTCTAATAATAGATTTAAAAATATTAGCTTTAAGTTGGAGACGCTTAGAATATCTGGAGGAAACAGGATTGGCGAGGGTGGGAGAAGTGTAATAAGTAATAACGTGATGCATTTTTCTAAAAACCCATTGATGGATTATGGTATGTGGCTATTGTCACCACAATTATCTGTAAGCGGTAATGTGATTTATTACGAAGGAGCTGACACACCATCATCTCAAAGGCCATTCACGGGAATATATTTTAGGGAGGGTGATGATATAAACACACCTAACTATGGAGGACTACCACCAAGATTGTGCACGGTGTCAAACAATACAATAAATATTATAACAGGTGCAATAAGCAAGGATATAAGAGTCCAGTCAATAAATACATCTGAAATTGAAGCTTGCACCCTCACAGGGAATACGCTGCTTGGTGGAAATCCACAAATATTTTCGAATAGAAAAGCAAACATGAGGAATGTTTGGACTGGAAACTATATTGCATCATCTCAATTTGATGGGAATGATATTTATAGAATGCAGTCGCAAATGGTTGGCGCTGGGAATTATGTTGGTTCAGGAACTAACTTTAATAACACCCCATCAGCAAAAGTAACGCAAGCTATACCAGCTCAGGCTAATGGATCTACGCTTTATGTTAATCTTCTTCAAACATTTGATATTCCTAGTAATAACACAAAATCTCTTTATGTTTTGACAGTTGTTACAAGTAGCGCCGACTTAACCAATAGACAGGTGTTCATGATATCCTCAGGTCTTCACGATGCTCAAGCTTCTCTACCATGTCTTGACTCAAGATTTGATCGTGATAGTAATGACCCAGCAAAAGGCCAGTATGTATTTAAATTGCAATGGACTTCAGCGAACACGATGCAGTTAGTTGCAAACAAGCCTTACCTGTCAACATCTACACCACCGACGAAGGTGGAATATATGATTACAGCAATAACCGCAAACTTGCTTTAAAGGTTAAGCCCACCATCTAGGTGGGCTATTTTTTCAGTATAAATTATAGTTTTTCATTATTTCACTCCAAACTTTTTCAGATGCGTATTTTGTGAAGTGTACCGTATCTGAGTATATTACATTACCATCTGCATCTACTGCTGGGCATAAGCCATCATGGCATATGTAATCATTAATATTTATTGTTTTA